GTATGATTCTTGATCACCAGTGATTGAAAAGATTATGATTCTTGAATAAAAAGACCCATCCCATAGGAATGAGGTAACTTTTAGTAGTATAGCAAGGCTATACTTCTAAAAATCTGAAAACTTCAAGATAACCTTTGCTACACGGCAAACTTTACAACTACTTAAAATGCATAAAATGTAAATATATATATATGTATAAATGTAGACTACAACGACCATATCGTTCATAGTTTTATTGTGAGGGTATTAAACGCCCCTCTCACAGGCTTTGTGCGACACCTATACAGGTGTCGGAGTGGATGTGGAATAATCCAGAGTTGGACAACACAAGAAATAAAGTGTTGTGAAATCTGGTCCAGCGGCCATTTCTGTCTGAATAGTTTGACCATCAATATTCACTGATGCAGAAGTCTTAAAAAGAATTCGCAGAAGTGCAGATTGTTCATCAGTACCATCTGAGGAAGATCCATTATTATAAAATGATGGATCAACCAGAGAAAAGTTAAAATGATTATAATCCGGTAGATTGAAAGTCACACTATTATTTGTGGCTGTTGATGTAATGGCCATGCCGGCTAAACCATCTTCTATATAATTGAGTCGATTAATATTATTAGCACGTACTGAAATCGTATTCCCTGTAGTCACAGCAGTTTGGGTGGCATAATACCGCGAAACCTGCGTGAAGGAATTGGAATTTGTAGAACGTGTAACACGTATATCGGAAATCTCTCCTTGTAAATCCATAGATGGTGTAATGGCATAATTAATGCTACCACGATAACCCAAAAATAGTCCTGTAATATAAGGGACATGGGTCATGGTATTAAATGCGAAATTTGCTGTTCCACTGGCTGCAATAATTTTATTAGCAGATGTTGCAAACGAACCAGGTTGATAACCTGGTGTGTATGGCATACGCTTATATGATTTGTATATGGGTGCCAATGAGGATGCAGCTACGTTAGTCACGCTAACCGTATCTGAAACCATATATCGATGCAGTATATTACGTAACGAACCTACGCATTCTCCAAAATTGAGACCATAGCGTTCGGTGCGTACTGCAGATGGGTTACCCATTGAAATCTGTCGTGGTTCCAAGTCGACTGTATCCTGCCCTTGCAATGCAAAGAAGGATGGTACGGCATTGTTACCATCAGGTCCAATATGATTATTTGGATTAGCGTATTCAAATGAATCTGCTGCACGAACATAGAATAAAATATCAACAGTAGATGTACTTGGTGCAGTCAATGTGTTCAATACTCGTAAAGTAAAGGAACCATTATCAACACCAGCACGTGGAGCTAAAGCCCCACCTGTAGTATAATTATCCTGTATTGTTTGGTCATTTCGTAACCAGGCAAGAGCCTGATGATATGGGATGCGAATCTCAATATCATCATCCTCACCAATATCTATAATTTGTGTGTATGCTGCATTCTCAGGTACATCAGTAGATGAGATATCATTAATAGGATCGTAAGAAACTTTTAACCGTCCTTTATGAAACTTTGTTGCAACAACTTTGATGCGGAAAATTAAATCTCCACGCCAGTGTTTAAACATAGCTCCAATATATGATAGTGGAATATGCCACACGCGCTTGCCCACATTAGCCAATAATGAATTTGGAATATCCAATTGAAATGGTAAATATGGATTAGCTCTACACACAAATAATAATGTGCTAGCAGTATCTGATGTTGCCCAACTAGTAGTGGCAAACAAACTCTCTTTCTTTAATAAATTTGACATGGCTAATTCATCATGTGATGCTAAACCATGTGGTGTAGGGTCAATAGAGAGTTCTTGTTTGGGATCTAATGTCAACTTTTGAATAGGTGTACCAATATGGCTAGACGCCAACATGGGAGCATTCATAGGTTGATACCCGACAACATCGCTAATAACGGGAACGTTTGTATAACCAAATAAAGTGGCTATAGCAGAAGTTGCATTGGCACCTATTTGTGTCGCTCTAGCAAATTTACCTATGATAGGTATTTTTGTTAAGTAACTTGCTCCAGCAGCTAAGGCTGACGCAGGTGCTGATACAATTCCTTGTCCATATTCATCTCTTCCTTGTAATGATAATTTTGTAGTAGAGCCCATGAGTTCAACATCAGTCATCCAAGCGTATGTACGCAAAGTGACAGCTGTAGAACCACCAGAGACTGCTACTCGAAGAGCAGAATAAATGACATAAGTCAAAGTTCCCATATTTTGTACTTCAGTAGCTGAGGTAATATCCATCCAATTTTTATGTAAAAAGAATGGTAACGTTATCTCACCACCGGCATTAGCCTGTGGTGAAACAACAAATCCTGGTTGCTGTGAGTACGGTACCAATGCGGAGTTCGCTACTCCAACATTAGTACGAACTTTATCTGAAACCCACCCTAAT